CCGATATAACGAAGGAGGCGTAACATGTTGTGTTTAAGAGAAGGCGTATTGTTTACAGCTCCGATGTCAATAGCATCGGCGTTTACAGGATTTCACTTAGGTGCCAATGTAGAAAATGATGGTGCGAACTTCAGCCGCAAGGTAGGTCTGATTAAAGTAGTAACTAATCCTACCGATGGAGATACGTTAATCGTAGGTGGAAAGACATATACATTTAAGAATACAGCGTTGTTAGCAACTCATATCAAGATAGGCAACTTAGTCACTAATGGTGACTTTGCTGGTGCTGGTGCATCTTGGATAAACTATGGTGGATGGACTATCGATGCCACTGGTGCATTACATACAGCAGGTCCTACCTCTGGTGTGATAGCTTCTTTTGCTGACTATCGTGCTACAGTAGGTGGGGCAGTTCTGGTTACTGATACAGCTCATGGATTGGTTACAGGAAACATTGTAACAATTGCAGGGACTACAAACTACAATGGTACCTATACTATTGTTAAGGTAGGTGCAGATACATTCTACATCATCCCTCAAAATGGTTGGATGGGTACTGAAACAGGAACTTGGTCAACAACTGCTTCTACTCATGTATTAGACCAAGAGTGGTTTCCGAAAGTAGTGGTTGGATATACCTATGCCACAAGCTTTACAATCAGTGCAGTAACAGCTGGAACTGTAAAGATTAAGATTGGTGGAGTATTAGGTGAAGCTAGAAGTACAGTAGCTACATTCACAGAGTCGATTGTTGCTCTTACTGACGGTCCGTTAGAGTTTGTTCCTTCAGCTGACTTCGATGGAAAGATTAGTGCTGTTACTGTTACGAATACACTGTCAGATTTGAAGACGATGACAGCCAAAGCAATCTGTGGCAGAATCAATTTAGATAAAGTTACAGCTTTAGTAACTGCTTATCAGGGATATAACTCTTGTGGGTTGACAACTGAGATTGCTTTAGTAGCTGAAACAGTTGGTGTAACTCCTACAGTAACTCCTGATGGGGCAAGAATCACTAAGCCTATTGCTATGGCATTAGTGCTTACTCAGGCTCAGTTAGAGAATACGGATTATTGGAAGAAAAATATTACAAGTGAAGTAGATGTTAAACCTACAGTTCTTGTTGAAAGAAACAGCGGCACTGACCGCAACTTTTTATACTAAGTATGATAGATAGCTTAGGAGAAGTTGAAGAAATGTTCAATGAGATTCAAGAAGATAACAATGCTTGGACATTTATGTATCTAACCGAAATTGCTGATGATAATGAATTCAGGGCAAAAAACGGTAGATTTATTGAGTTATGTTTTCACTAAGGAGGAAAGATGTTAAAACTTCAAGAGCCAGCTTTATTCACAGCAAGTGTTGCAAAGGATAGTCACTTTGCTGGAATTAAATTAGGCAATCACAATCAAAATGATGGTGTTAATTTCCTAAGAAATGTTAGACTAATACAGATTCTAACTAATCCAGCAGCAGATGAGACTATTGTAATCGGAACCAAAACCTATACGTTTAAAGTTGCAGCAGCATTAGCTACTGAGATTACGATAGGTGGAACAAAACCAGAAACAGTAAACAATATTCTTGCAAGAATCAATATAGATACTAGGGCTTGTCAATGCTCTGCCTATAACGTTCAGGACACAACTAGATTTATGTTAGTTGCTAACGTTGGGGGTGCAACACCCACAGTGACTACTGATGGTGTAAAGATTGAGATTCAAACGTTATGGTTGAATACTCTTGCAGAGGCAACATTGGAAAGTGAATTGGTGTATAAGATTCCCTTAACTGATGTCAATGCTAAACCGATTACTTTAGTTGAACGTAACGCAGGAACGTATCACAACTTCCTGTATTAAGATGGATATAGATAACGAGATGCCAAGATGAGAGAAGAACAAGCAGGTCCATACTAATGGGCGGAAGGGATGGGTTTTAGATGGGAAAAATAATCTATAGTTTCTGTAAAGATGGGGTAAGGATAGACCGACCACTTCAGAAGGACATTGAAGTTGGGGATTTGGTTCTGAATAAGTACAACTCTGGCATTGCTGGAAAAGTAATATCCATAGTTGGTGATGCAGTAGAAGTTCAGAATCCATTTATGGCTAAGACTGATGTCTATTCTATTGATGAGATAGAGTTGGTACAGAAAGGTGAACCAATTGCTACCGATGAACCTGTAATCTCCGAAGGTGCAATTGTTACACTCAATGGTCATAAAGGTAAAGTCCTATCAATGCTTGGTGGTAAAGCTCAAGTAAGTTGGGAAGATGCTTCTATCTCTGAAGTAGATGCTAAAGACCTTGGTTATGATGGAAGAGTGGAAAAAGGCGGTCCAGGTAGTGGTCCAAGACCTGAAGGTGGAAGTGCGGGGGATGAGCATGGATTTAGTAAGTTAACAACTGAGGAATTAAAAAGTAAACTTAAAACTCACGAGGCAGATGTTGAAAGATTTGGTGGTACTGATTTCACACTCAAATATGGAAGTGCTTTGATAGATGAGATAAAACGTAGAGAAGGCGGAAGAGTAGAAAAAGGTGGGCCAGGGTCAGGCAGATATCCAGCTGGTTCTGGATATAAAGAAACACAAGATGCTGTTAAAGAAAGAATGAAAACGCTTAGCCCTGAGCTTCGAGAAAAGGTTAAGTTAGCAGCTAGAGATATCTATTATAGAAATTTGAACCAGAATGAAAACTATGCTTCTATAGCTAGAAATTTGAAAATTAAGAATTCAGATATTGATGTTGTTACTGCAATTCTTGGTGTTAGTAGTATGGTAGAAAAAGGTGGTCCAGGTAGCTCTGGAACAAAAGGTCCTGGTACACGAGGGGGCTCTGGTGAAGGTAAAGAGACTGCTAATTACGACGACACAATTGAATCTAGAGCAAAAGATATTGGAATGCCAGCAGACTTATTTGAACGTGCAGTTGAATTAAGGGAAGGTGGAGTGAGTTATAAGGATATAGTTAGTGACCTTACTGAAAGTGACACGCAAGGTCGGGAATGGTTTAGTTCTGGTGAGTACCAAGGCAACGAATTTGACCTACGCCAGGATTTGGAAGAAGCAATTCAACCTTCGGACGATAATGAGATAGCAATTGTTCGTAGGTATAGTGAAGATAAGAATGTAGTCAAAATGCTTAAAGGTGGCCCTGGAAGTGGTAGACACAAAGAAGGTGATAGTGTAGAAGTATCTGGAAGAAAAATTAAGTTGGGACCTTTTGATGGAGAAAGATTCCATTCTACGATAGTAGATGGTTCTGCTCCAGGTGGAAAAGTTTATTTAAGTCATGATGAAATAAAGAGTGGGCAGAAGGCTGGATTTGGTAATACACCTTATGCTAACAAAATGTCTAAAGGTGGTGCTGGTTCTGGTAGGTTCTCAGAAGAAGTAAAAGCCAGTAATGTAAAGTTAGGTGTAGCCCGCCACTTACGTAGACAGGGTGTACTAGCCAGGATAAGGAAATTAAGAAAAGGGGGACCTGGCAGTGGAAGGAAGCCTGAGGGTGGGCAGAAATGGGGTCCAAATGGTGAGAGACCAGAAGGCACAAGCCCTAAGGGGCAAGTTGCTAATGAAATAGCAAGACAGCAAGGCAGAGCTAAACAAGATAAGGTTCTTTTTGACATGGGACATACAAGGGGATTTCAGCATGGAAGAGATGGGATACCTTATCGAAAGCCCAAAGAACTTGCTGCTGACCACCCAACTGCTCAGGGTTACTTCACAGGTTTTAAAGCAGGGCAAGCAGAGAGGAATAAATAAAGATGAAGATATTACTACATGCAATAGGTTATGCTTTGACAGCAATGAGTATTGTAGGTTTTGTAGAGACAGCTTTAGGATTGGCAAGTATCAAGACTTACAACTTAATGAAAGTGATTATTTACAGTTTGCTCTTTGGGATAGGATTAAGTTTATTATAAATTGCGGCGGAGTATTAGGCACAAAAGGTTAGGTTTATTCCTTAGGAATAACTAACAACATATCTTTGCTAGAGGATGAAGTACAAGCTATTGCTAATACGCTTGTCAGTCTTCACTCCGCCCGTTTTTATACATAGGAGTAAAAGTGAAAGTAGTAACACTAATACATAAAGGAAAAGTAACAACAATATCAATTGATGACCTTAAGAAAATGAAGGTCGAACTTACACAACAATGGGAAAGCCTTTGTCGTAATTGTGGAAAGTGTTGCTTTGATAAAGTAGTCAATGGGAATGGTGCGCTAGTAATCAATTATGATAAACCATGTGAATACCTTAATTATATAGGAAAGAAGTCATCCTGTAGCATCTATGACACAAGGTTCAATACTTGTAAACAATGTAATACTGTACCTGAAGCAATTCAAAAACATTATTTACCAGCTGATTGTCCTTATGTGACTAAAGTAATAACGTATAAAGGACCAGTAGATAATGGAGATTGGTTTAAGAGAGTAAGAAGTACAATGACTAAAGATTGGATTGCAGGTGGTGCTCCTGCTGAAACACCTACTGGTGGAACTCGTGATGCTTATGCTAGACCTCCAGTAAGAGAAGACTTAGCAAAGCCAAAGGATTGGAAGAGGCGTAGATTAGAAAGAATTAGAAGTAGAGCAGGTGGACCAGTTGGTATATTAGACCCAAGGCAGAAAACAGATTATAATATCAAGCCTTCAGGTCATGCAGGTGGAGGATAGATGTTTAAACATTACACTGGAGGATTAAGATGAGCCTTCTAACAAAGGTATTCAGTAACATCAGTAAAGCTATAAATCGTGAAGTAGGAATCAGAGGGGCTGAACCACGTAAAGGTAACTTTGCTTGGATGGCTGGACTACCTAGCAAGAAAGTACTAAAACCAATTGTAGCCAATGCTCAATCGTTGAAGGCATTATCTAATACTGACCCGATTACCTGGGCAATTAAAACAGCAAGAAAGTCTCAGGTAACTGGTTGTGAATGGAATATAGTAAGAGATACAGAACAGATAGAATTGGAATTAGATAGATGGTATTCGAACATCATGAACAACCTCAATCCTTGGGGCTTTGAGGAAGTGTTTCATCCAATGTATCTCAATCCAGAAATCCACTTAAAAGCTTCCACAGACATTAAAAACATTCTTGCTGCTCCAGTAGCAACTAAACCAACTGCTCCAAAGTTAGATGTCTATGGTCAGCCTATACCTGTACCTGTAGACATTAATGGTACACCTATTCCTGTTCCTCCTACTCCTGCTGAACTAGCAGCTGCTAAAGAGGAAAGAAAGAAACAGTTGAAGTGGTACTTTGAAAGTCTCAAGAGAAAAATTCAACAGGATGCAGACCAAAATGCTCTGATTGTAAAGAGAATCTTTGATAGACCGAATGGCGACGATACAAGAACATTCCGTTCTTTTCTTGAAGTACTATTAGAGGACTTATTAGTATACGATGCTGGTGTAATTGTTAAAAATAAAAATGCATTAGGTGAATTAGCTGAAATGTATTTAATACCTGGACAAGATGTAAAGCTATACAGGAATCCAGATAGAACACTTCCTAAATCTCCCGAGCCTGCTTATGTATGGGAAGATATGGGAACACTCCGAGCTGAGTATACTAAAGATGAAATAGTCTACATCATGTCAAACCCCCAGCAAAACGGATATGGTATGTCACCGTTAGAGGTAGCTGCTTACATCATTACAGCTTCTCTATATGCAGATGAATACAACATTGACTTCTTTAAACATTCAAATGTTCCTCCTGCAATTTTCAACATGGGTAAGAACATTAGTAATGAGCAACGTACTTCTTTCCAAGCTCAATGGGACAATGAAGTAGCTGGTAAAGGCTTGCATAGAATGATGTTCATCAACGCTGCTGATAGTCCTGAATACATTCCGATTAGGAATATGAATTCAAGAGATATGCAGATGATGGAGTATTTGAAATGGACACTATCAATCAAATGCGCTTGTTATCAAATAAGCCCTCAGGATATCGGATTCATTCAAGACTTTCATAGAACAACAGCAGAAACACAAAAAGAATTAACTAAGGCAAAAGGTATACGAAATCTACTTTCGTTACTCGAAACATATTTCAATACTGAAATAGTCAAAAAAGAATTTCCGTTTAAAGATGTTAAGTTTCAATGGCAAGGTATAGATTTATCTGATGAACAAGTACAATCGAGTATTGACATTGCAGACATCAACAATGGAATCATTAGCAGAAACGATAGAAGAAAAAGATTAGGATTACCAGCAGTAGAAGGTGGAGATGTGATATTAGTCAATATTGGTTCTCAAATGGTTCCTATTGAGGACTTAGTTCCACCTGAAGAGACAGTAGAACAGGAGCCTACTGCACCTGAACCTGAAGTAAACCCAGCAACAGGATTGCCAGTACAACCTGCAGTTGCACAACCAGCTGCATCACAAGAAACAGTAGTTCCTGGTAAGACAGATGCAACTGGCGATGCTGTATCTAGACAAGATACGATTAATAGTGTCGATGCATCTATGAACGACGAAGCCAAGAGGCAATTAGTTCGTATGGTTGTACAAGCTACAAATGAAGACAAGATTTCAAAAGCAATGGATGCTCTTAAGACACAAGGTTTAGGCAATAACGAAATTAAAATTACTCTGGAGAAATAAATGGGCGAAAAATTCTTACTTCAAGGCGGTAACAAAACAAAAATGACCCAAATGAAAATTCCTATGGGCAAGTATAATATGCTTGGCGAAGCTCAAGGTGTACAAGTAGCCGAAGTCAAAAACATAGGCAACTCCATGGGCATAGATTGGAATACTGTTACACTTGAAGAGCTGTACAAAGGTGTCAAAGAAGAGATGGAAGAGCATGGAGACATTCTCGGTAATGATGTAACTAAAGGTGTGCAAGTAGCATATGCTCATCTCAAAAAGATTCCTGACTACTATACAAGATTAGCTAGAATGGAAGCAGAGGCAACTGTACCTAATACGGACGACAACATACAAAATTCTTAATGAACAGAATAACGTTTGATAAACCAAAATCTATAGACCTAGTAAAAGAAGAATATGACATTACTAAAGTGTCAGTTCTAACTACACCTAACTTGTTTCCTTTAATTAAAGGGATAGAGTTTGATGGTAGTGCTTCTTTTATCCTAGCTAAGAAGCAACCATTTCCTGTAAAGAGAAAAATGGATGCTCATATAGAGGCTTATCAAAACGCGATGTTAAGAGAATGGAAAACAGTTAAAGGCAAATTAAAATCTCTTATCAATAGAGTAAAACAAGTAAGCAAAGTAGACTACAACAACAAGCTTACAGTTTTTCGTATAGCTAAGATACCTACAAAATACAAACTACAATTTATAGCAGTAGCAGACAAGTACGATTTGAATTTAGCTATACTCGATGCAATAGTGTTGAATCCTTCTCTTATGGTTAATGCTAGATACGACAATGAGCACAACCTATTAGAACTTAATCCTGACTATCTTGCGCAACATGGTATGATTAGAATTGGTGATGTAGAGATTAGTGAGACTGAGAAGACATTCATACATGAATTTGCCCATGCTTTCTGGTATAATTCACTAGCTGAAGAAGAAAGAATGCGATGGAGTAGCTTAGCTACATTTTTAGAGCGTGACCAGCTTACTGGTGATATGAGTCAATACTTAGTAGGAGAGAAAAAGAGATTTGATGGTTCAACAACATACTCAGAATACTATACAGTAAGAGATGAACCATTTGTAAGTGTCTATGCAAGGTTCAATACTCGAGAAGACTTTGCTGAATGCTTCTTATATTATAAGGTATCGCCTAAAACATTAGAGCAGATTAATCCTAACAAATATGCTTTCATTCAAGATAAAGTGGGTAATACAATTGAAAAAGAAAATCTTACTAAAGCATTCGAACCAGATATAGAAGACCCAAAGAAGTTAAGAGATAAGATTATTGCATACTTGGATAGTTTAAAAAATGATTTGAGTGAGGTAGCTAAAGATGCAATCATTACAGCTTTCTTATTAGGTAAACAAAAAGCTGCTCACTATACTGGTGAGCCATACAATCCTAAACTTACAACTGCTGAAGAGGAAGAAGTACAAAGATTATTAACACAAAATGACGAATTTTTAGACGATTTTATGGATACATTATCTGAAGAGCATGATAATGTTTTGTTTACTCTAACACCTACTGGATTCGTGGAGGGCGTCAAAGAGTATGATGATATAGATACATTTGACCAAGAGTTTGACGGGGTAATGGATAATCAAGAATACAGATTGGGTTCCTATGCCACAAATGGTGTAGAGAATGCTATGGCAATAGGTATGATTGGTAGTCTATTAGGTGCTTTTGCTGGTGGTTATTGGCATACAGAACAAGACGACAAGGTATGCGATGAATGTGGTCCTTTAGACGGGCAATGGATGTCATTAGATGAGTTTTCTGCATTGTGTTTAGACATAGATGGCATTCATCCTAACTGTAGATGCAAAAGACTATTCGAACCTGCTTTGGCACCTGGTGATGAATTTGAAAGAATAGTAGCAAGTGGTACTTTAGAAAAGAGGAAGAAAAAAATATGCGCAGTTGATTATCATAACACTATTCAGTACCTTTATCAGATAGATAATTCAGTAAACATTAGGATAAAAGAAAAATTAGAGCAGTTGAAGAAACAAAAGTATCAGATTGTAATCCATTTTGGTGGCGTTAGGCATAGTGGTAAGGCTCTTGGCAGAATCATTGCTTGGCTTAAACAAAATGAAATTCCTTACGATGAAATTTGGATGCGGAACGACAAACCTAAAGCTGATTTGTATTTTGAAAATGTGATGACAAGACCAAGTGAATTCGAAGGTGTAGAAAAAGGCGGTCCTGGTAGTGGAAGATACCCAGCTGGAAGTAGTACTAAGCTTTCATATCAAGAGCAGCAAGATTACGATAAGTTATCTGAATCATCAAAAATGGACTATATGGACCATAGAAGAGCAGGAACTGACCATCAAGCTTCGTTGGCGTTAGCCGAACCCGATAAGGCTTATGTAAAGAAGTCAGATAAAACAGTTGCAGTTGACTATCATGGTACTATAATGATTAATAACAAAGTCAACGAAACCATAAAAGCTAAATTGCAGGAGATGAGAAATGAAGGTTATCACATTATTGTTTATACTTCAGGTACTACTAATAGTCCTGGTGCCTATAATGGCATACAGACTTGGCTTAAACAGAACGAAATCCCTTTTGATGAAGTCTGGCAAAAACAAGGGAAGCCAGATGCCGATTTGTATTTTGAAGATAAAGCTGTTAGACCGAGTGAAATCGAAGGTAAAACACTTAAGGAAATAGAAGCTATTCCTGATATAGAAGATAAATTAATGGAGGGTTAAAATGACAGCATTACCTAATGATGTAAAGAGAGTTATAGCCAACGGTGATTTGAATCGATTGGCGGAAGATATTAACGATGGTTTATTACCTGAACCTACAGACCATCAACAAAATACAGACACTAAACTCTTAGCTACTTCTGGAGTTAGTGGATATGTTTACACCAACAATGGTGTAAGTGGCAATTGGGCACCTTCATCCACACTACTCGGAACTTCTGGGTACAGTGGACTTAGTGGTGCTTCTGGATACAGTGGATTAAGTGGACAAGATGGTGCTAGTGGTTATAGCGGCCTAGATGGTGCTAGTGGTTATAGTGGGGAAATCGGGACATCAGGTGAAAGTGGATACTCTGGTCAGGATGGTGCATCAGGAGAATCTGGTTATTCAGGTGAATCTGGAGCAAGTGGTTATAGTGGAGCTAATCCTGGTGAGAGTGGCTATTCTGGAGAATCAGGTGCCAGTGGTTTTTCTGGTGAATCTGGTGCTAGTGGTTTTTCTGGACCTGTTGGAGATTCTGGATATAGTGGAATCAATGGGGATAGCGGTTATTCTGGTGAATCTGGTGCAAGTGGTGCGTCAGGTTTCAGCGGTGAGTCTGGGTATAGTGGGTTGAATGGTACACCTACTGGATATAGTGGAACAATTTTAGTTGGCACAGATACAGTCTATGTAGTTGATGGTTTGATTACAGCAGTATCGGGAGTAGTATAATTTATGAGTGAAATAATTAGACCTGAAAGTACAAAATTACTAAAGGAACAAGATAACTTTGGTGTCGATACCAAAAAGTTAGAGCGTATGGGTAAAGACACCTTTGTTATCCACGGTTCTGGTGGTAATCATTTTGAATGTAAAATTACCGACCCTAAAATCAAGTTTAAGTCATCTGGAAGGATGACCTTTACAGGTATAGGTATTTGTTTAAAGAAATGTTTAAGTAGAGATAAAGAGTGTAATAGTTGTGTAAGATTTTCAAAATTAAGGGAGGTAATATGATTGATACAAAATTAGGATTCTTTGTTCCTATTTCGAAAGTGGATGAAGAGCAAAGAATGGTCTATGGGATTGCAACATGTGAAACTTTGGATAAGCAGAATGAAATTGTGGATTATGCTGCTACTAAGGAGGCATTAACAGATTATTCTGATTGGCGTAATATTAGGGAGATGCACAAGCCAAGTGCTGTAGGTACAGCTCCTATTCTAGAGCTGAGGGATAATGATAAATCTCTTTACATAGGTGCCAAGATAGTCGATGAGCAAGCTTGGCTTAAATGTAAAGAGGGGGTCTACAAGGGTTTTTCTATTGGCGGAGAAGTATTAGATAGGCGAATGGAGGTCAATAAATCCACAGGTAAACCTATCAATCGGGTTACCAAATATGTAATGAATGAAATTAGCATTGTTGATAGACCAGCTAATCCTTCCTGTAAGTTTGAGACAGTAAAAAGAGATACCTCTATAGAAACTATTACTATTGTAGAGGACCCATTAAAAGAAGAGAGTGCAAGGGTTATGGAAAAAGCAATTACTTTAGCTAAGAAAATTTTATCTAAGGATGAGCTTGAGCAGTTAGGTGATGAATCTTTTGGATTAATCAAAATCGTATCTGATGGCGATAGACTAGTCAAACATAGGACTTATCCTATGCCAGACAAGGTGCACGCCATTAATATGATTCGGAAAATGGCAGGGGCTGACGAATTAGTTGTTGCTGACAAAGAACGTATTCATCAGACAGGTCTGCTTGTATTGGGCAAGTCACATAATGATATGGAATGCCCTTATTGTATAAGTCAAAAATTAAAAGGAGGTGTTGAAGTGGCAAAGGAACTAGTTGAAAAACAGGTTACAGTTGATGTAACTGATGATAAGGTTAAAAAACCTGAAGAGGTTACTGTTGATAAACCTGCAGGAGTTGCAGAAGAAAAACCTGCTCCGTTTGTAGCAACAGATAAACCAGTTGCAGAGGTACCTGTTGAAGAAAAGAAACCAGAAGTTAAAGTTGACGAAGAGGTTGCTGCTGTAGCGCCAGCTGCAGAGGTTACGTTAGAAGGAGTTAATGCTAAGGTTGACAATATTTTAGCATTATTACAGGATTTACTTGGTACTGAACAGCAAGAAACTGGTGAGGCACAACCTGAAGTAGCTTCTACATATGATGAAGAGGCACCAGTTGTAGAAGATGTAAAAGAGGAGATGCCAGTTGCTGAAACTAAGCCTGGTGGTATTCCTGAGGCTAAGCCTTGCAAAGAAGAAGATGCATGTTCAAAAGTAGTAGAAACTGCTGATGTTAAAAAATCAGTACAAGTAGGTTTGTTGAAAAAGATTAAGGATATTGTTACTCCTTTAGCTAAAGAAAATGCAATGTTGAAAGAAAAATTAGCTAAATTCGAAAAAGCTCCACTGCCTCGTAAAGATGCGCTTTCCAAGGCAGATGCAAAACCAGTTAAAATCGAGAAGTATGATGTTAAACTGGAAAAGAAAGAAACTGAATTAAGTGAGGAGTTAGTTAAAGATGTTGCTAAGGCTAATGACCTACGCAAATGTGGTAGGACATTAACTAAAGAAGAGGATTCATTCTGCCAGCGTGTGGTTGAGCGGATGATAGCAGAAAAGTTAGCTAAATAAGTAGCTAACTAAACGTAGTAAAAATTACGAGGAAAGGAGGAAATTAAATACATATGTTTTTTAATCCGCAAGCAATTGATAAGGCAATCGGCGATATTCAAAAAGCGATTGGCAGCATTGATGTTGACGGCTTACTGTTAGTCCGTGAGGACTTACAAGCTGAGTTAGCCATTATGGCCCCGACTGATACACCGATTAGAAATCGGTTAAACAGGATTCAGGGAAATGGTAAAGCTCATGCGTGGTATCAGTTAGTCCCGACATCTGCCACGGAAGGATTGTTCTTAGGAACAGCCCCTTCGAATGCGTTTTTTGAGAGAGGTGGATTGCCCAATGCTACCCAAGCGTCGTATAAGTACAAATCAGCTCCGTATGTGTCTTTAGGTGACATGATTGTTGTGTCATTCTTTGACCAGATGGCTGGTGCAACTTATGCCGATGTTAAAAAACTGCAGACAAAGATTAAGATGGTATCCGAAAGTTTGCCATCTCTAAAACCCACTATATCGGTGGAAGCCCGTGAGGGTAATACCGAGGCAACCTGCGAAAGCAGAGAGTCCGTAGAGACTACACGTGGGATACGATGGAATTAGGAGATTTAAATGTTAAAAGGTTCTAAAATGACAGAAGAGGCTAAAAAGAAAATATCCGATAAGATGAAAGCTGTTCGGTTGGTTTCTAATCCTTGGAAGTCAGGACAAACCTATGAAGAACGATTTGGTATTGAAAAAGGTTCTATGCTAAGAGAGAAAAGAGCACAAGTAATGAAGGAAAGACCTAACCTTAAGGTTCCAGAGAAAGCTTGGAATAAGGGGTTAACAGGTGTCCAAGTTGCTTGGAATAAAGGTAAATCTCTTTCTCAAGAGCATAGAATATCTTTATCAAAAGCCAAAGGTGGTAAGGGTGAGCCAGGATATGGATGGGATTGGGAAGTAATGAGATTACTGGCTTTAGAAAGAGATGGACATAAATGCCAAAGGTGTGGTAAAGAAGCACCGCAGGTTAGAGTTATAGTCCATCATAAAGACCCTTATAAGATTGGTAAATCTAATTCGTTAGATATACTGATTACTCTTTGTAGGAGTTGCCATATGATAGTGGAACCTTTTTATCTCTATCGTAAAGATATAGTCCGAACTGCACAAATAACTGAAAGTGCAGAGCAAGACAGAAATTGTTCTTGCACCAAGTAACATACTTGGGTTAACAGATTGAAACACCGCCTTAATTGAGGAATGGGCCATTATTAATGGTAATAGTGGAACATCACCGCTACAGTTCGATGGGTTGTTAACGCAGATTAGTACCAACACAGAAACAGCAAGCGCAGCTCCATTCACATTGACACAGATTACAAATCTGTTGAAGACAATCACAATGAAAGGTGGAAAACCGCAGGCAATAATTATGTCGTATCGTGATAATCAGAGATTTTCTGATTTAGTCATGGGTTCTTACTACAGATTATTCCAGGCTGGTGCTGGTGCTATGGCTGACGTCCCCGCTGGTATCGCAGTAACTAAATGGGTTAGCCCGTTTGGTACTCAAGATATTATCGGAAGTCGGTATCTGCCTAACACTGGTGTGGATGGTAATATCATTGTCATTGATGACAAGACAGTACTTGATGATGGTAATGCAATCCAAATGGTTGACTTAATGCCTATCAGCTCTATCGATTTGGCCTTACTTCAAACAGCGTATCGTACAATCATTTGTGAGTTCTCAGTTCTACAGATGACATGCGAAGCGTTCCAGGGCAAAGTTACTAACTGCGGTTAATACTTAACTGTATTAATCCAAGGTCTAATAAATAAATTTTGTGGGTGGATTGACCACCACCCACCACTTAAATTTCTTAACAAGGGAGATACAGATGCCAACAGGAGTTTACAGAAGAACAAATCCAGCTTGGAACAAGGGGTTAACAAAAGAAACAAGTTCTATTGTTGCTTCTATGGCTATTTCTCAGTCAGAAAGTAAGAAGATTAATTGGAGAGACCCTTCTTATCGTGGTAAAGTTGCTACTCAAGAGAGACGTGATGCTATTTCTGATGCGATTTTAGAGAAACATAAGGATTTAGAATTTTCAGCTAGGTGGCATAAAGGGATTATTGATAAAGCAAAAGTGTATAATGGCAGTAAGCATCATTGCTGGCAAGGTGGTAAGTCTTATGAAATTTATCCTCTTGGATGGAATAAGACCTACAAAGAGCAAATCCGTAGGCGTGATGAGTATAAGTGTCAAGTATGCGGTAAACCAGAAGTAGAGAATGGTAGGAAATTACACGTCCATCACGTTGATTATGATAAATGTAATTTAGACCCTAGTAATTTAATGTCTTGTTGCACAAGTTGTCACGCTAAGACTAATTTTAATAAAGAGAAATGGATAGAATTTTTTAAAGAGAAAGTGAGGGTTTAATATGCGTGGGAAGTGTAATTGGTTCAATACCAAAAGAGGGTATGGATTCATAACTCCAGATGATAAGACAGCAGATGTCTTCATCCATTATTCGGGTATAGAGAAGGGTTTATTAGATAAGCTCAATAAAAAGTTTCTTAAGACTGGTCAAGTAGTAGAATTTGACTTATCAGAAAATGAAAAGGGCAGAACAGCCATAAATGTTCAGATTACTGAGGACATTGTAATAGCAAAGTAGGGGGAACTATGCCAGACCAATTATTTACAGATTTATCAATTCCAAGAGACGCTAACGGTAGACCAGCTGCTGTATTGTTTGGCTATAACCCAACAACAGATGTATTTTATCCTTTAGCAGTTGAGGATATGGGTGATGGAACGTATAAGCTTAAAGTAGATGCAGTATTCTCTGGTTCTATTACTGTAGGCAATGTTAAGATACAGAGTGGCTCTGGTGCTGAGTTAGCTGATGTATCTACAGATAAAAAGATTTTAGCTAAAGCTGATGATGACCCAATGTATAAGAAAAACATTACTACTGCCTATACTTATGTAGCAGCTGGTAATGGGGCGGGTAAAATTGAAACAATGAAGGAGTATCCTTCAGGTTCTGCAGGTGGTGCAGCAGCTAAGTTAACTACCTTTACTTATAATAGTGATGACAAGGTAGCGAGTATGGCAGTAACTGATACAACTGTTTAAGGAGAATTAGATGAGCCAAAAGAAAAATGAAATTGACATTATGGAGTTACAGGCTCTCAATCCACAGGATACTCAAATCCTTACTACGGTTGCAGGCACAACTCCGAACAAGGTTACTACGCTTAAAGTTAGAGATAAAGACGGTGATGAAGTTATATTAATGACAAAGCAGGAATAAAGATAAAGATATAGAGAAAGGAGTAGTAAATGAAGTTGCATTCGATAGAGTTAGCAAATGGGTGTAATCTAAAATGTGATTACTGCCCAAACAAAAGTAAGGTTAGATATCCAAAAGGGATATTGAAACTTGAACATTTTCTAAAAGCTATGGAAGTAGTAGAAAAAGACAGCATCAATAATTGTATAGGATTATCAGTATGTGGAGAACCATTACTGCATCCGCAAGCTTGTGAATATACTAAGATAGCTAGAAAGTATGTTCGTAAAGTGGAGATGCATACGAATGGAACGTTACTTACTGCTGACTTATTCAAAAAGTTAATTGATAGTGGTCTTACGAAGTTGGAAGTAAGTATCCATACTGAAAAAAGTTATGGTGGATTCAAAAGAGCTTATGACATTAATGAAGGAATGGGTAAACCGATGGAGGTCCTAGGGCAAGTGCTATCTTGTAATGAGCATAAAGTACTAGGATGGGCTTCTAAGGATAAACATTATCCATTGCTTGTACATGCAACTCATAATTGGAATTGGGACAAGCCACATAAATCTATTAGTTGTAGATTTATAAATGAGCGGATGGCTTGTATGAAATGGGATGGAAAGATAGTGGCGTGCTGTTTTGATTTTAACGGTGACGCTGTGATAGGGCATATAGATAACTTTGCAAAGATAGAACACGAGACAGAATACAGACTTTGCCGTACTTGCTCGCCAAGTTGGGCAACTTACCAGAACGATTCGTGGAGGTGGAGATGAGATATTCAATCGTAATACCAACCTGTAATGATGTAAATGTTATCAAGCCCTTGATAGATAGCATAATGAAGTACACTGATTTGAAAGATGTTGAAGTGATTATAGCTGCTAATGGCAGTCCAAAATCTTTAATCAAGTATGTTAGAGGTTTGGGTGAACCATTTAAGTTACTTTTTGAAAAGAATAAAATAGGCGTAGCTTCAGCTTTTACTATGGGTTGTAAAGAAGCCAAAGGTGAGTTTGTTATTTTAATGAATGACGATTCAGTTTTGCTTGAGCAACAGACTAATCAATGGCTTAATCTTTTGTTAACGCCAATGATTGCAGATGAGAAGGTAGGTATAACTGGAAAGCTTCATAAAGATTGGAGTTCTAATCAGGAGTTTATAATCTCTTTTTGCACAGCAATCAGACATAAAGTGTTTGAAGAGATAGGATACTTTGACCCTATATTCAATCCTTACTTTGGTGAGGATGTTGATTTATGTATTAGAGCTAAGGTAGCAGGTTGGAAGATAGCAAATGTAGCTAATATGCCACTCTATCATAAATCGCATACTGAAGGAAATCCCACACCAAAGAATGCTCAAGTTATCTCACAGAAGAGTAACATACTCAGGGAGAGATATAATGAAAGTTCTTTTGGAAATTGTCAATCTATTTGGGACGTATCCAAAGCTATCAATCATTATAATAGTGATGAGTTGGCTGATGCTCTTTTGGGTTATATTCCGAAAGAGGATTTAGTCATTGACTTAGGATGCGGTAATGGCTATTACTGTAATTTCTTGGAAAAGAAGGGCTATACAGTAATAGCTGTAGAAGGCACTAAAGATATGAATAAGGTGTCTATTTACCACCCAATATTCAGGTGGAACCTTTCAAAAGATTTAGTGCTACCTAATCTGCCAGAGAATACTACTGTTATGTCCTTAGAGGTAGCGGAACATATTGACCCAGCATTTGAAAATGTGTTTATGAATAATATTACAAAACATGCGACAAGAGTGATAATGTCTTGGGCAGTTCCAGGTCAAGGTGGTGATGGGCATATCAATGAAAGACCCAATCACTATGTAATAAATAGGATGAAGGAACGAGGGTTTTTACTTGATAAAAAAGCTACTGACGATTTCAGAACAGCTGTTGTAAATAGTAAACTCTGGTGGTTTAAGAATACTTTAATGGTTTTTGAAAAGGTGAGTGTAACGGTAGTAATCCCCACAAGAAATAGATACTTCACCACACTACCACAATGCATATTATCAGTTGCTAATCAAACTTTCAAACCAGAAAAAATTCTGATTTATGATGATGGTGAACAAAAAGACTTGAGGCAAGAGCCGATGTATAAGAACATCTTTTCTCTACTCGCTGCTAAAGAAATTCAATGGGCAGTAAATTTTGGAGTAAGAAAAGGTCAAGCTTACAGCCATCAGAAATCGATTGAAGATGCAAAGACAACTTGGATATGGAGAATTGATGATGATAATATTGCTGAAGCACATGCTTTAGAGAGAATGGTAAGCAATATTGATTCTGATGTAGGTGCTATAGGTGGATTAGTTATAGACCCTAAATCAAATGGGTGGAGACCTACTTTAGCTTCTAATAAAATAGAAGACATTTATCTTGGGCAGAATATTCAATGGTATCGTCAAGATAAGCATGTTGAGGAAGTAGACCATTTGTATAGTACATTTATATTTAGGAAGGCAGCTGCAAAAGAAGGCTATGATTTACGAGCCCCTATCCACAGAGAAGAAACAATCTTCACTTATCGTATTAAGAGGCAGGGTTGGCGTGTATTAGTAGACACTTCTGCTTTGACTTGGCACTTTAATGAGCAGACTGGTGGTATTAGAGATGATAAGAGAGAAAAGATAATGGAATGTGAAAGAGTCTTCTCTGAGAATATGAAAGAGTGGGGAGTTACTGCCAGCCAGTATAAGTTCATAGTTCTGGATAATGGTTTAGGTGACCACCTAGTCTTCAAAAAGATACTACCAGAGATTAAAGCTAGGAATAAAGGTAAGAAGATAATTATAGCTGCTTGCTATAATGAAGTCTTTGAAGATGATAGAGATGTAAAGCTTATAAGTATAGGAGAAGCAAAAGGATTGTTCGGAAAGAACTACGATACCTTCAATACGTATAAGTGGATGTGGGACCACAATTGGAATAAACCATTAGAAGAAGCTTTTGCTGAACAATATAGATAAAGAGGAGAGATAAAGATGAAGACAATTATAGTTAGCCCGTTCTCAAGAAAAATGCGTAGTGGTGTAACAAATAATCCTAAAGATTATCCAAAGTGGGTAGAGGTAATCAAAGGATTAAAGGAAGAAGGATATAAGGTAATTCAAGTAGGTGTAGTTGGGGAAGAATTACTAGGAGCAGATGAAGTAAGGTTTAATCTGCCACTAAAAGATTTATCCCAATTGATTAAAGAAAGTCACACTTGGATATCAATTGATAACTTCTTTCAGCATTTAGCTTATTTAATAGGTAAGAAGGGTGTAGTAATATTTGGGCAATCAGACCCAAACATATTTGGGCATAAACAAAATATAAATCTGCTCAAGGATAGAAAGTATTTAAGAGAAAGACAGTTTCAAAACTGGGAAGCAGCAACATATAGGGCAGATGTATTTGTAGAACCAGTTGATATTATCAACATAGTTAAAAGAATTTAATAAGGAGGTAAGAGATGGCAATTCAAAGGTATGCTGGTGATAGGATAACGTGTTTATCCACGCCAGATGTAAAACCGTTGAATGTAGCCGATGGTGCATTCCTTGTAGAAACCGATACTGGAAAACTATTCCAAAAAGTAGGCGGTGCGTGGGAGCAGATTGAGGGCTACAGCGGAGCATCAGGTTATTCTGGTTTCTCTGGTATTAGCGGTTACTCAGGCGCTAGTGGAATAAGTGGATATTCAGGCGCTAGTGGCATAAGCGGATATTCAGGAGAAAGTGGAGAATCAGGTTATTCGGGAGAGAGTGGATATAGTGGTGCTTCAGCAGCTAGCGGATACTCAGGTGCTAGTGGCGAATCTGGATATTCAGGAGAATCAGGCGAAAGTGGGTATAGTGGAGTAAGTGGTGAGTCTGGATATTCAGGAGAAGCTGGTCCTGTAGGTCCTACTGGTGGTATCTCAATGCCGTATAATTATAATGATACGACATCAGCTCCACCTGCAACTGGTACTGTTCGTCTGAACCATGCTACACTTGCTTCTGCAACTGTGTTATGGGCTAACGATACTGATTCTGGTTCTGTCAATGTCCAAATATTGTTAGACGACATATTACCTGGAGACCACGTTAGAATTCAGAAAGTAGGTGCACTAACTAATTATGCTTACTATCACGTAGATTCAAATGTTGATAGTGGGGCATATCATACTATTGGTGTTACCTATGTAAGCGGTAGCGGTTCATTAACTACTGGTGATGCAATAGAGATGGTAGCTTCGCAAAGAGGTCCCGAAGGTGTAAGTGGATATTCAGGCGAATCTGGAATTTCTGGGTATAGTGGTGCATCAGGTGCTAGTGGAATAAGTGGCTATAGCGGAGCTTCAGGTATAAGCGGTTTCTCTGGTGCATCAGGTACTTCAGGGTTTAGTGGTGCCAGTGGGGAATCAGGTTATAGTGGCGAATCGGGAGCATCTGGTTATTCAGGAGAAAGTGGTACCTCTGGTTACAGCGGTGCTAGTGGCGAGTCTGGGTATAGCGGTGCGTCTGGTACTTCTGGATACTCTGGTATGTCTGGTGCTGGTGTTCAGTACTGGGACAGAGGGGATGCTGTAGGATACAGTGGGGCAGCTAAAAGAATGACTCCTACAAACACAGGAGATTTAGTTGACCTAGACGTTTCACCTTTACAGCAGGCGGTTCAGACAGCTCCAGGAACACCCGCAGCAGACGCAATGAGAATGTATGTAGTCGCTACTGGAACAACTCCGAATAGGATTGTTAAGTGGTGTATTAAAGATGAAACTGGTAATGAAATAGTGGTAACAAGCGTTGTAGTATAACAAAATGCTGGGGGTAGGTAGTTTCCCTCTATCTACCCTTAGCCGTCTTTATAATTTAAGCAACTTTAATGTAGTAAACTAAGGGGATTAAAAAATGTCAATCCAATACTTTGTAGGAAACAAATTAGTAGGTCTTTCAAGTGATAGTAAGCCGACGACTCTTATAGATGGTGCTACTTTCTATGAAATAGATACAGGAAACAGTTATGTCCTGTCTAGTAGTATCTGGATTCCGATTGGTATGGCTAGGGATGGTTCAGTTAATCCTGTTAATATTACATTTAATGGTAGCTTTGAAGATTGGTCTAATGGTCCTACTGACCCTCCTGATTATTGGTTTTTCTATACTAATAAGGCTTCTGGTGCTGTAGCCAGAGACGGAGGAGTATTTAGGTTCGGTTCATACTCAACCAAATTAACCCTAGGAGAAGATGGGGATTGCCTAATTGCTATTAACTATGAAACTGATATAGCTTATTGGCAAGGTAGGAAGATGACATTTGGTTGTTGGGTCTGGTGTGATGTGGCAGACTCTGCTGTATTAGGTATTTACGACCAAGTATCAGGGTCTGAATCTTCAAGACATACTGGCAGTGGAACCTGGGAATGGCTATCATTTACTTATACTGTAAATGTAGCAGCTACTAGATTAGATTTCTACTGCAACATTTATAAGACTGGCTCTGCTTATTTTGATGGAGCTATGATAGTTGAAGGAGGAAGTCAATTTGCTTTCTCTGAAAGACCTATGTATCAAGCAGATATTGATACAGCTGTTGGCAATAAGGTTCTAGGCGATGGTTCAGTTAATCCTACTAATTTAGTGCTTAATGGTGACTTTGAAAATTGGTCTGCTGGAACATCAGTTGCACCTGATTCTTGGAGTTTGTTTGCTAATGACCCTCCAGGCAGTGTTGCTAAAAATATTTCTGTAGTTAAGATAGGGACTTCTTCAGTAGCTGTAACTTCTGCTGGAGTTCATACTGCTTTGGGACAGGGGATTTCTGCTGAAAAAGGCACCGCTTACTGGCAAGGAAGAACACTAACTTTTAGTTGTTGGGTATGGTGTAATGCTCCTGGTGTAGCTGGATTGATGCTTAATGATGATACCACAGATTTCTGGTCAACTAAACACACAGGGGATTCTACTTGGCAATTATTAACAGTAACTGGTGCTATGGGACCTGCTGCTACAGGAGTACAAGTACAATTAGCGGTAGGGGAAGGTGCAATTGCTTATTTTGATGGTGCAATGCTAGTGGAAGGTGCATCTACTTTTGCATTTGCAGATAAGCCAGCATCCGAAGCAACCGTAGTTGATTACTTTGCAACTTCTACTATAGTTGGATGGGCAGCAAGCCCGACTGGAAATATCTACATTAAGAAAATAGGGGATATTGTTTTTGTTAATTATTACATAACTGGTACAAGTAATGCAGCCACAACTTCATTTACTGTTCCATATACGATAAGTGGAAATGCTTATAATGGTTCATTAAATACAACTGCAGGAGGGGGTATCGGTATTTGTATTGCTGGTAATGGAACAAGTATCATCAGTTTTCCTGGACCAGCTTGGGGAGATACTACTTGGGCAGATACAGGAACTAAAATAGTACAAGGACAGATTTTCTTTAAAGTTGTATAAGGAGATTAAGTTATGTTAGAATTAATTAATGCCGTTAGTAAGAGGTTAGATTCAGTCCAGGAGCTATTGTCTCTTGGCGAAATTACTAGGTTGTCTAACACAACTTTGAAATCAAAAGATGCTATTCTAACTACTATCTTTGATAAAGATGACTGTCTTGCTGGTCACGCTATCTATGAAAAGATAGGTGATTCTACTCCATTCCATAGGCACGAAGGTGTTACGCAATATCTCTTGCAGTACAAGGGCAAGATTGCAGTTGATTTTGAGAATGGTTCTTATCGGGTCGTTGATGTTGGTGGCTGTGTAAAGTTAGAACCAGGTGAGTTACATAGAGTTACTGGATTAACTGAAGGTGCCGAGCAATTATTCATCTGTATACCCGCAGAGAAAGGGTACAAAATTGATAAAAACCAGCTATTGAATGAACAAACGGAAATAAAACTATGAGTGAGATTACTAAGGAAGAGTTATTAGCAATGATTGATGTACAGGCTAAAGCTGCTACGGCTATGGAGAGTATTGCAAATTCCAATAGGCAGATTAGTGAGCAGAATAAAGAGACTGTTAAGAATCAAGCCGAATTAATTAAAACATTATCTGATGAGAGAGAAAAATGTACTGCTAACATTTGTATTGTACTTGAAAAGGGATTAAAAGCAGCTCTTACCGCAGCAAGTCCTAATACTACGGTTATTGATACGATTGCTAAGGATACGTCCTGGATTAAGGTTATATTTGGTTCAATTGCTTTTATAGTAGCTATAGTTGGTGGCATAATGGCTTTTACACACCACTTAGCTACCTTGGGGGTTAAATAATGCACATCATAGGAGGAACTGTGGCTGGACTAAGTACGGTTCAAGACTTGACACCTGTATATCTAAAGACTACAGGGGTGTTAACTGGAGTAGAAACTGTTATAAACAACTACACAGTACCAGCTTCCAAGACTTTTCACTTACAAAGCGTTATTGCTTCTGGTTCTTCTGATGGTGAATTTAAGTTGTATATTAATGGAGTTCAGAAGTTATATGGTAGAACTTCTTCTTCTGAAAGAGAAAGCCAGAGAGTATTTGGCGGTGCGGTAGGTATTAAGTGTGTAGCTGGCGATGCTATAGTATTAAAAGTAACTCATTACGAAACTACAGCTCAAGAGTTTGAGTCTACCTTGGCTGGGTTTCTTAACGTAGTATAAGGAGAAATAAATGTCTGATTACAAATCTCCATTACCAGTAAAGACTAATCCAGGTGATACAGTAGCTGCTGAAGTTACAGGTGTATCTACTGGTGACTTTTCTCCCCAAGGAGATAGTGACTTAGCTCTAGGCGAGAAAGCACCTTTAAAGCTTGATGGGGCTGGAAACTTAATTACTCGTAGTACTGTGCTTACTGATGAAGGAGCAAACTTTAATGGTTGTGTTTGTCCATATACCGCAGAAGAACCATTGCTTGTGATAGTTGATGATGGTATTACATCAGAGCAAGATGCTTTGATAGATACATTAGTGGCAAATGAGCCGTCAATATAAGGAGTAATCTATGCAACAGTTTACCGTTGGTTCAACAGCAACTTTTTATTGTACATTTGCGAGATTAGATGGAAGTGCTGTAGACCCAGTAACGCCTACAGTTGAAGTATGGCTGAGTGATTCTTTGATAGTATCGGCTGTGCCAATGGTAAAGATATCTGTAGGTTACTACTACGCTACATGGACTGTGCCAGGTGCCCAGCCTACTGGAACTTATTCTGCTCTTTATAAAGGTACAATTGATGGAATAGTTTGTCAAGCCTCAGAAGATTTTGAATTAACTGTTGCTGGTGGTGGGGTAATGCCCATCTCAGGTTACTATTGTACATGGGATGATGTGAAGGCTTGTCTATTAGGTTTAGATATAGGTGACATACCAGATACTTTACAGACTAGGATGACTTCATTTTACATACCTACTTTGAAAAGGGAGATTGACCAATATTGTAGACAGAACTTTGACAAAACGACTATAACAGAATTTTATAATGGTTCAACTACAGAAGTAATTGCTGGCTTAAGAAGGCCTATTAAAAATCTTTTCTATTGTGTACTCAGAGTTATACCTTCAATTTCTTGGTATACTTTTAGAAGATGGCGTAATATTAATGTAATTGAATCTACAGGAGTAACTGTAGCCTATCAAGGTGGACCTGAACCTGATGATGAAACGATACAACCACCGTATCCAGATTTAGATGGATATTCAGGAACAAGTGGATTTAGTGGTGTTGGTTATACGTGGGAAAGTGATATTACTAAAGCAGATTTATTTGTAGATTGTTCAAATGGAATTTTAACTATACCTCCAAGAATACTTTATTTGGAGATGCAAGCAATTCCTTTTTGGAACTATACATTCTTAAGAGGCAACAACAATGTAGAAATTCAATATGAGTATGGTTATGAAGATAATAACTTTCCTAATGACCTACGCTTAGCTGCTGCAAAATTAGTAGCGTGCCAAGTACTTTTAATCAAGAGCATCATTCAATCAGGTGGCGGTACTAATTCAATAGCAATAGATGGAGTATCGAGAAGCTTTGGTGGAGGAACTCCTTATTCTGCTTTGATTACTGATTTTAGAACACAGGCTTATGCAACTTTAGATAGGTATAGAAGGATAAAGGTAAGCTAATGACATTAGTTGATAAAATAGATTTTCAGGGCGATGATTTACTTATACATTATCATATCAAGGGTGATAGTGATAAGCAAATAAGAAGTCGTGTAATGATTATCAATTGGCGTGAAAATACTGACCTACAGGACCTTCTTAAAAAGATGTTTAAGATGGTAGTTAATAAGTATATGAATGAAGATGAAATCAAGATAGACTGGGAAAGATTCTTTGCAGATTTTAAGGCATACGAAGAAAGGTATAAAAAATGACCATTGCTGACCTTTTAGTTATATTAAAGGAAAGACTTAGCAAGTTTACTTGCTCTGTTGTAGATGAGGACTTAACTCCACATACTGTAGCTTATACACGTTATGATTCTACAAGTAAAAATTGGGTTGCCTATCCGCCTGAAAGAATAAGAGTAATTGGTACTGGAGGAACAGAAACATATATCTATCCTACAGATTATACAGTTGATAGAACAGAAGGCTATATTGTTTTTACTGTAGCAAGAGGGGCTACTGATATTGTCAGGGCTGATTACAGTAAGGCACCTTTCACGGATGCTGACCTTACTTCTATTCTTAATTCAGCATTGAAGCAAGTGAGGGTGCTCTGTTTTCATACTATTGATGCTAGTAGTTTTAGTGAAAACTATTCAGAAGCAATAATCAAAAAAGCCTTTACTATTGCTTTAAGGGAGTTGCAGTTCCCTACAACAAAATACTTTGCTTTGAGTATGGGTGGGAGGTCGATTGATAAGAGTAGTCAAGTCACACAGATTGAAGCATTGATTACTAGTAATGAAGCTGATTTGCTTAAGGACATTAATGCAATTAGGTACTTTGATAGGACAAACATTATAACCTAATGGACGATTGTAATATTTTCGATAACTGTGATTCAGGAGTAGTAAAAGAATACCTTAAGGCTGGTAAAGGTGTTATGGAAGAGCCAATTACTCTTAAACTTTATCAATCTACTTCTGCTGGTGACCCGACTAAAGGTATAGCTAAAACTTTTGTATATATTCAAGAAATTACTACAGCAGTTATTAGCGGAATAGAGCAAACAGATATAGTATATTCAGGTGGTATTTATCAGATTGGGGATATCAAAGTTCAGCTTAGGCGATTGCTTAAAGAGATAGATGATAAAACACAATGCCCAGGTGATAGGCTCATATGGCGTAATGATGAATATAGACCAGTAGGCAAAATATCTACTAACTACTTAGCTAATTACGTGCTTTACGATTATGTATTCAGGAGGATTTAGTGGCGAAGACAACTTTTACTAATCCAGAGATTACAGGAACACATTTATTTTCTATTGACTTCAAATTTTCTCCTCTTGAAGCTTGGAATACATGGTTTAATTCAGGTGAACTTTTCACTGATTATTACAAAATAATGTTTAAGCAATGCGTGTTTCAAATTCATAAATATCTGATTAGACTTACACCAATGCAGACTGGAAGATTACGGGGTGGCTGGACAGGTATATTAAATAAGTATGGTATAGACTATTCTGCAGCGATGGCTGATACATCATTGCTAGACCATTTTATCGATAAAGTTGATTCTGTTGCAATTGCTGAAGGTATGGCATTAAGTGATTTTAAAGATGACGATTTGTATGCTTCAATTATTAATAATGTTTTCTATGGTGAATTTGTAGAATTTGGTACAAGTAAAATGGAAGGTCAAGCTTTTACAGATAAAGCACGATATAAAGGTGAGTATATATTTACAAAAGCTATGAATGATTGGTTTGCTGAAATGACAGCTAAACAAGAAGTAGTTAAACCACCTGTATTAGAGGAGGTAGCTGCTTAATGCCTTTACCTACTGATTTCAAATGGGTTGCAGGAAAATCTGCAATGATGGGTAGTTTATATGAATACCTAACTACCAATATACTAGATGAAACATTTGATTTCGATAATCCTATTATACCTGTTAAACTCCCTGCTTATGGTGTATCAGAGAAAGGATTGTACAATCGAGGCCCAATAGCACTAGACGATTTTTTAGGTTATAAGAATAGTAAAGGCCTTTATGGAAGATTAAATCAAACATTAGTAGAAGTATCTGCTTGGGATGATGAGACAATACATCCAGAGGCAGTAGGTAAAGTTAGGCAGATGCGGGATAAGATAGTTTATCTTTTATACAATGCAGGAAGAAAGGGTGATGACAATGTATTTGTTTTACCACCGATTAAGTTGTACAATTACTATTCTCTGCCGACAAAGACAGAAATCGGTGCGATATATTTAGACCCTTCTGATAACGCTATAAATGAAAAGTTCATTATAGACCCAGTTAATCAGAATGTGAAAATATACAAGTTGTTAGTAAGATTGTTCTGGATAGAGTATTTTAACCAAGCATAAACCAATAAGGAGGTGTAAGGATGGAACTGATTCAAGGAGTAAGGACAAAGGTAGTGCTAACTAGTTTGAATCATGGAGCTGTCAGGGTACCTTTAGCGCAGTCGTTTAACTATACGCCAAAGTTAACTGAGAGAAACATTAACGAGTTTGATAATTTGGAAGTAGCTCAGGTTATCACTTCTTTTGATGGTGTAGATGTTTCTTTTGACTATTTAGACAGCGACAGCAAACTAGTTGATGCTATGTTTGCAGATGTTTCTCCAGCAGCATCTGTAGTGCTGGATGACCCTTCTAACTACAAATTGGTAAACGTATTTGCCAATATGAAGGGTATTGACACAGGATTGATTATTAGTTCTGTGCTTTGTAAAGCTTGTAGAGCTAAAGGTTCTCCGTATACTGAACCAGTAAAAGAAGAAGCGAAAGTTACTAGAGATTTATCCGCCACAAACGTAATTAAGGTTAAGGGTGCTGCGATTATGTATGCCAGGATTCACTTGGCAACAGGGTATTCTGGATACAGTCAAGCTGTTCCTCCGAATGCCTATACAGATTTAGGTATCTCTGGATTATCTGGTGCTTACAGAGCATTCAGTGGTTATACCTTAATACCTTACGATGGGGCAAGTGGATATGATTTCTGGGTATTAAAGAATGGCGAAGAAGTAACAACTGGCTACACAATGTCAGCTTCAGGTTTCATTACAACTGACCCGTGTGGTGCTAATGATACGTGGGAAGTATTTGGATTGTATGTAGATACAGTTTAAGAGAAATAAAAGAGGAGTGGGGTAAGCAACTAAACCCTGTTTGCTCCACTCCTCTCCAATGAAGAAGGAGTATAAAGATGTCAGATAAAGAGAAAAAAGTTTTAGCAGAAGAGCAGGTTATAAAAGCAATGGAAAAAGTGAGAAAGGAAAAGGTTGAGGTAAATCTTAATCCTAAAAAATTTCTCCTAGAACATTCAAAAACAGAGTTGGAAAAGTTAGAGAAAATTCCACCCGAGGGAATGAATGAACATGAGCTTAAACTGCTAGAAGAAATGAAGGCAACTTATAAAGCAAATGTAGCTAAGTATGAAGTTGCTAAGTTGGAAGCACTTTTAGTTCCACTTAAGTATAGAGATTTGCAAGCGATTAAAGATAGTATTTTAGAAGCAGTGAAGTATTCAATGCAGTACAATTGGGATGATGATATCAAAATGCGGGCTATGATTCGTGAGGAACATACGATGACCGTATATCTTGCTTTACGCAAGAAAGATAATCCTAATGAACGTTACTATATTTCGCTTGAAGAAGTAGCAAAAGAAACAGAAAATGTCATAGAAGAATTATACTCTATGTATGTAAATAGTTTTGTTCTTACCGACGACGAAAGAAAAAACTAATAAGAAGTAATCTGTTCTTAAGTCATCATCAGATTGCTTCTACCTATGGCTACAAGATGTTTAAAGCCGATGCAGTAGATGACTTGACTTTAGAGCAGTATAACGTTTTAATAGAGCTCTGGAATATGCAAGCTGAAGAAAAAATAAATGCTGGTGTAGATAAACGCACTACAAGAATAGTTACTGTGCCTGGCAAACCAGGGGTTCATTATGGAGATGATTAATGGCAAGTAGTCTAACACTAGATATTATTGCTAAACTTGACCCAAAAGGGTTTAATGATTTGGCAAAGTATATGGAAGATGTCAAAAATCAAACCCAAGCTGCTTCTGGGTCTGCCATTAAATTAGCTGACTCTTTCAGTGCTCTTAAAAATGCTGTTGTAGGTGGCGTTCTTACCTTACCTCTTATTAATTTTACAAGAGAGGCAATCAGAAGCGAAGATGTTACTGCAAGATTTAGACTTCAATTAGAATCGCTTAATCAATCAATATCTCAATCTCAGATAGACGAGCTTGCTCAAAAAACAAGACGATTTGGTATAGCTGAAACGGAAATGGTTCAAGGCCTAGCACAAGGTCTTACTTATCTCAAAACTACTACAAATGAGATGAGGCTTCTTGATACTGCTATAGGTATGACTGTGCTTAAAGGCATTAGCCTTGGCCAAGCTTTCCAACAAATAGGAATGATACAGCTTGGGAACACTAGAATTCTTCGCCAATATGGTATTACTTTAGATACTAGCATCAAAGACCCAACTGATAGGACTGCAAAAGCCATTGAAGAATTGCGTAAGAAGATGGAACCAATGGCAAAGGAATCTGGTACACTAGCCTCTGAAATGAAAAAAGCAGGTGCTACTATAGGTGACATCGGTGAGAAAATTGCGTCATCACTTCTTCCACCTATAACTGCAGTTCTCAAAGCATTCAACAGCTTATCCGATTCAACAAAACAAACAATACTTACTATTGGATTAGTTGGGACTACGATATTAGGTGTTTCAAAAATCTTACTTGCGCTTCAAGCAATAACTGCTAGATTTGCTGTAACTTCTGGTGTTGCTGCTGTTAGTACAGGTTCATTGACAACTGCTATAGGTATAATGGGTCCTGTTACTCAAGCAACTTCACTTGAAATTGATAGATTAGCGATGTCAATAGGTGTAGCGATAGCTGCGGAACAAAAAGCTATTACTTCAACTGTAATATTTGGAAAAACAATAGCAAATGCTAACATAATATTTTTAGCTGCTTCTGTTATTATAGGTGCTTTATGGTCAATTTATTCTCAATGGAAAGATAAACAGGATAAAGCTACAAAAGCAAGAGAAGACCAAACAATTGCTGATGCTGCTGGAGTTAAACAATTACAAGCCAACATTGAAATACTTAAAGAAGAAATAACAACTGATGATGATAAGATTGCAAAACTTAAAGAACTTAAAGAAGCTTCACAAGGATTTCTTGATGCAAGGACAACTGCAATTCAAAAAGGCAGTAAATTAGAAGCTGAGTCAGCAGAAAATTTTAGACAACAAGCTGAAGTAAAAATTAAAACACTTGAAAGATTACAAGAAGCTGAAAAAGCTTCTGGAAAGATTACTACAGAAGAAGCACAGAAAATGGCTAATGTAAGAAATTTTGGTGGAGAGACTGAAGCTGAAATTATGGCATTAACACAACTACGTAATGGTTATAGGGATGTTTTTGGGGAAAAGTCTCTTGCTGCTTTAGCTGCAGATGACAAGATTAAAGATTCAGAGAGGAAATTACGTCAAGAACGAACTACTACACAAAAAGAACTACTTTCAATACAAGGTGACCTTGCTAAAAAGGCAATTTCAGAAGAAACTAATGCTAGAAGACTTGGGCGTGAAAGTTTTGCTATTATTGACAAAGAACAAACAGCTAAAATGCTTGCCGTTGAATTACAATTAAAGAAAGCTGAATTAAATCAAGAAGCAGCTGCTTTAAGTAAAGAATGGGCTAAAAATGCAGAATTGAAAAAAGCTTTTGTGCAGAAGGAAGAGGCTGCACTTAGAGATATAAGAATAGCTTATGCAAGAGCAGCATTAGATAAAGAATTAGAACTTGCTCTTATGACAGCAGAAGAAAGAGCAAAATATGATGAAGAGCAAGCAAGGGCAAGACAAATTCTTGGTCGTGTTTCTAGTGTAGACCAAATTGGGAAGTTATCAGACGAAGAAAAGACTTTACTTAAGACAATGCAGGACCAAAGTATTTTAGAAGCTAAGATGGCTGAGTTAGCAAAAGAAAGACAAAAAGCGACAGAGGAAGAGTGGAAGACTCGCATCAATTTTACAAAAACAGGTATGGCAAGTAGGGTTCCGTTGACTGAATCAGAATTAGCACAAAAAGATGTTGAGGCACTAGGCGTTAACAATAAAGCTCTGGGTGTAAAGCTTACGACTGATACAAATGTTACACTTACAGTATCAAATCCTGGGGAATTAGCTGATAAAGTATCAACTGCCGTGGTAGGTGCTATTAAACCATATTTTGAAGAGGCTGCAAAAGAAGCAGCAAGACAAACAGCATTAATGGGTAATAATCTTAAACAGGGATAACGATGAGAACTTTAGTTCAGTGGATGAGGGGTGAAAATGGAACAGGTGGGACCTATACCTTTAGTCCCAAGCCTATGATTACTCGTGTTTCACCTGGACAGAAAACTTCTGTACTAGAAATACCTAAAATGAATGGTAGTATAGTTCAAACTCTTGGATTAAATGCTAGAAAAATAGAACTACAGGGCGTGATTTATGTAGTCAATCCAAGTTTCGATAATCTTGTTGAAAAGAAAAGATTATTGGAAGAAGGTCTTGGTACAGGCTTAGGACAACTTCATATCATATCTGAGTTTGGTAATGCTAACTCAAAACACGTTTATTATAAAGGAATATTAGATGGTGATTTACAATGGGCAGAGCAAAAGAATATGTCCTTTTTAGATTACAGATTTTCTATACTTTGCCCTGACCCGACAGAGTATTATTATGGTGCAGAGAACCTTAGAACTATTGCTTCAGATGCACGAATAGTATAGGAGAAATTATGAATGCAGATTTAAAGTTATATGTAGGTGCAACTGAGATTGGAACAACGGGTAATCCCTTGTCTTTTCCAGGTGTAGTAGCGGGAGTTAATACCCCTTATGTTTCTAATCCTGTATATCTATGGAATGATAAAGGTGGTTCTATTGGCAGTGTTCCTGCCAAAAACATAATCATTTCTGTATTAGAGATGTGGATAGAAGATGAGATATTAGGTACAAGTGATGGCAATGCTGACCAGACATTTAATACAGATTTCTTTCCTATATTAGATACTGGTGTAGTAGATGATATTGAAGTCAAAGTTGGTATTATTGTTTATGATAGAGTTAGTTCTTTAGCTGGGCAAAGTCCTACAGCTGAAGTTTATACAATAGATGTTATTACGGGATTGATTACTTTTGGCAATGGGGTTACAGGAAAAATCCCGCCCATAAGTGAGCAGATTACCATAACTTATATGCCTGATTTGTTAGTGTATGGAAAAGAGGTGTATGATAGTTTATGGTTAGAAGTAAAATCTTTTGGTGTAACTTCTAATACTGTTACTGTAGTGGATGAAAGATTGACTTCAACAGATGTAGACCATATCACCACTATAAATACAACAGTAAATGGTGTTACAGGAGTTTGGCTACAATCAGACCCAAGCCATGTTGGAACTAATTATTATACTGGTGGTTCTTATGATGCTAATACTGGTATAGTAACTTTAGGAGTTTCTTTACCTTCAGCTACAGAGCAAGTTTTAACTAATTATACTTATGTTCCAATAGATGATTTAGAGTCAGTTTACACACCAATAGGGCTTGACCCAGCATTAGGGATAGATACAACACATACCTTTGTAAACCAGATACCTAGCAATAATGCTAAGTTATTATATTTTCAATTGAATGTTCCAGCAACAGCAACACCAAGTGGTAGTAATGTGAATTTTAGGATACTTTTAACTTACACGCAATAATAAGGAGGTAGACATGGCAGCAATGTTTGAGTATTCAGAATCAAATACTGTTAGTGAAACACCTACTGACGGTATAGCAAACTTAAACTTTGGAAGTAACGACTCTCCAGATTTAAGTCCCTCGACGTATCCAATTGTGGTTACAGAATCATCGTTTGAAAAGTATATTAGGGCTAAGTTTAGTAGTACCTTTACTGAAATCTCTAATATGAAATTCTGGATGTCAGCTGGAGTATTGGTTGCTGGTGAAACAATTAAGGCAGCTGAAAATGTTGCTTTTGTTACACCTTCAGCTACAACTAATGCTGATTCAGCGGTCCCTATTACCGAAGGTGCAGCATTAGTAATTCAAGCAGCTGGCGGTGGTAGTACTATTGTAGCCCCAGGGTATACCAAATATATCAGGTTACAGTTAGATACCACAGGTTCTACTCCCTCTGGAGCAGTAAATCAGAAGACCTTCACGTTTCAATACGACGAGGTATAAGGAGGACATATGTCTAATACAATAGACTTCGCTTTGGGGGCTGACAATAAAATGAAAGCCCTTTCGTTCTACTGGACCGCCATATTCAAGGATGGTTCGTTCATTACTCAGTTTGACCCCCATACCAATAAGGAAAATCTATTTCAGTTAGTAAAAGATAGGTTCAGTGACCTAGATTGCTTTATTCTCAAGCATTTTGAAAATAATCTGCAATTCAAAGTTGACCTATCTAAAGGGACAACCTCTTGTGGAAGCCAGGAAATAGAGCCTAATAGAAGTCTTGAAAAAGAAAATATCAGGTTAATCTATTTTAGGAGGATTAAAAACCAGATAGGTTCCCTTGACTGGTTAGTTAAATCAGTAGATATCAAACATCATTTAGGGTTCCAGTTCAATAATGCTGGTACCAATAGACAGATAGTTTTAATCATAGATAGTGAAGGTAACTGGACAACAGAATATAAATAATGGCTAAAAAGACTTTAAAATTTCTATGTCACTGTGATGGAGTTAATAATGGCTCTGTCTTCATTGATGAACTTGGGCATCCTGCTTATGTAGTAGGCAGTCCTGTTACTAAAACTGCTATTAAGAAGTTTGGTACTGCTTCTATACACTTTCCTGGTGGTAGTTATATAAACTTTGGTAATTATGATAGTTTTAATTTAGGAGCAAATAGTTTTAAATTAACATTCTGGTTATATATTGTTGGAAGTTCTTCTGGGCAATCTATAATTTCTCGTAGACCTTCTGGAGTAGCTCGTGGGTGGTGTGTATATGTAGGTGATGCCAATAAACTTTGGCTTGCTGGTAACTTTGGTGGTGGATGGTATAACCCATTTTTGGCAAGTGCCAATGCTTTTACTCCAGATACTTTACACTATGTTGAAATAGGTAGACAGGGTGATAATTGGGTAATGTCCATAGATGGTCATATAGAAGCTACTGCTACTCTTGCTGGTGTAGCTGATGATGACCCTTCTGGGTTTACTTTAGGTTCTTCTTCTCAAAGTGGAGAAGGTACTTTAAATGATGGATACTTAGATGAAGTATCTTTAGAGGTTGGTGATTTCCCTCACTTTGAAGATTTTACTCCCCCAGATAGACCGTTTGTCTTAGATGCTTATGCTTCTCAGTATCCCCTTATGCAAACTGGAGATTATGTTAAAGCTACCACTACTTATGCTCATCCTGCTTTTGAACCGTATTTTATTACAGACCCTCTCAAATCTTTAGTTGGTTCAGCAGATGCTTCTGTAACTTGGTATGCTGCTGGTGGTACAGTAACTAACCAGAGGTTCCATATAGATTTAGGTACAGCTAAGATAATTAAGCGTATACATTATGAGAACTTCCACCACTTTGGTGGTAACTTAGATTCAGGTATACAGAACTTTACCCTATGGGGTTCTAATGATGCAAGTGCTTTTTCTGATTTAACCTATGGTGATGATACCAACTGGACACAAATCCCTACCAATAGACCTGCTTTTGAACAACACGTAGCTTTTGATATACCAGACCCTAAGTATATTACTGCTCAAAATAATGTAGCTTATCGTTACTACGCTTTCAAGTTTGCGGATACTTGGGGAAATGCTACCCTAATGGGATTCAGGAGATTAGTGTTGCAGTCCTTAGCTCCTGATTATGAACCTCTATATCCTCCAGTTATAGATGCGTCTTCTGTAATTGCTGCTTCAACTTATAGTGCTTATTACCCATACACAGCAGTAGACCCAGCTACTTCTCTTATCGGAGGTTGGGCTGGATGGATTTCTGATTTAGCTACTAATACTAATCAGCGTTTCCATATTGATTTAGGTAGTGCTCAGATAGCAAAGAGAATCTATTATGAAAATGCTCACCAGTATGCAATTGATTCAAATGTTGGTGTAAAGAACTTTACAGTTTGGGGTTCTAATAATGCTGGAGCTTTTGCTGAACTTACCTATGGTATAGATACAAACTGGACTCAGATTCCTACTGATGTATCTGAATTTGCTGAACACGTAGCAGCAGACGTTCCTGACCCTCACTATGTTCTCCTTACAAATGCAGTTGCTTACCGTTATTATGCTATAAAGATTGCCGATAACTGGGGTGCAGCCTATATGGGTATTAGACATATAGAGATACAGACTATAGAAAATCCTAGTCTCTCCCAATATCCTCCAGCTCAGACTGGAACTTATGTTAAAGCTACCAATTCTGCTTATGCCTATGGTGGTAATCCTGAATATGCCACTGACCCTACTAAGCCTCTGACTGGTAGTCAGGTAGGTAATGGATGGTCAGCTTATCCTGATTCAGTCAATATGAGGTTCCATATAGACCTAGGCGAAGCTAAAATAATAGATAGGTTCTACTATGAGAATATGCACATTTCAGGAACTACCCTTGAAGGTGCTAAGAACTTTACTCTATGGGGTACTAACAATCCTAACAGATTTAATGATTTAGTTTATGATAATGATAGACCAAATGTTTTTGTAGGTGGTACTCCCTATGATGATGACACTCACTATGACCCTACTTTCCAACCGCCCAAAGCAGTAGACGGTAATACTGGAACAAGATGGTCAAATGGTGGTAGCGGTCCTAGACCTCACTGGTGGGCATATGACTTAGGTGTTGGTAATGAAAAAACAGTTACTGAAGTAAGGATTTGGGGTAATCCAGGAGATATAGCTACTTGGCAAATCCAAGGTTCAAATGATAATTTTTCTACGTTTGATATCCTCTATGATAGTACTGAGTATATTCCTGCTGGTATGTGGACTAATTATAAGTTCCCCAATACAACTGCTTACAGGTATTATAGATTTTATGTAAACGAACCTCCTGTTTCCAATTATTGTTCTATCTATGAGATTCAAGCATTTGAAGATGGATGGGTTCAGTTAACTACCAATGAGACTGCTTTTAATCAGCACGTTCCTTATGATGTAGAAGACCCTAATTTTATCCTGGTAGAGGTTCCTGAGCCTTTTAGGTATTATGCTTTAAAAATAGCTGACTGCTATCCTAACTATATATCTTTCAGAAGGATAGAATTGCAGAGTTCTAGCTCTATCCCATTCGTTACTATACAAGAGGACATATTATCAGATGCTAAAATAAAGTACTTTAATGTTCAGCAGGACATACTGTCAGATACAACTATAGTTAATGATAGAGTCCAAGAAGACATCCTGTCTGATGCTAAGATAAAAAAACTTAATGTACAGCAGGATATTAATTCTGATACCAAGATTAAGGTATTAGGTGTTCAGCAGCCCATACTTTCAGATGCTACTGTAGTTATTCAGCATCAGGTAGATATATTTTCTGATGCTAAGATTAAGAAGCTTGGTGTACAGCAACTTATATTCTCTAATACCAAGATTAAGGTTACTGGTAGGCAAGGTAATATATTCTCAGATGCTAGAGCTGTTAAGTATTACCCTCAATATCCTCCTGTTCAAAATCTTACTTATGTTCAGGCTACTACGTATTTCCCTGGATATTCTCCTTATGACACTACTAATCCTGCTAATTCGCTTGTAGGACCTGAGAATGGTAATCAATGGTATAGCGATTCCCCTAATAATACTGACCAGAGATTTCATATAGACCTTGGTTCAGCTAAGGTTATTCTTAGGTTATACTATGAGAATGCCCATAACTCAGGTGGAGATACCACTTACGGAGTTAGAAATTTTACTATCTGGGGTTCTAATGACCCTAATGCTTTTGCTGATTTAGTTTATAACCACGATACTGGATGGACTCAACTTACAACAGATAAGACAGAGTTAGATGAGCACGTAGCTTCGGATGTTCCTGACCCCAAGTATATAAAGATATTCAATGATAATGCTTATAGGTACTATGCCTTTAAGTTCGCTGATAACTGGGGTGCTAGTCTTACTATGGCTGTTAGGAGGTTAGTATTAGAGACTGATTCCCAAATTCAGAATATCTTTTCAGATGCTAAAATTAAAGTTTTAAATAGACAACAACCTATAGATTCAAATGCTAAGGTAGTAACTAGACATCAAGGTGATATATTTTCTGATACCAGGATAAAGGTACCAGCTACTCGTAAGTATATACTGTCAGATACCAGGATTAAGCTGTTTAGTAAAGTATTTTATGGATGTGCCAGTCTAATCAAAAATTCTGTTCAGACCTTTTATGGTAGGACTACTGTTGTTCAAGTAACGTCTACTGTTCCAACGGGGCTAAAAGCCAGGGATTTAGTCAAGGGTGACTCAATTTTACTTGCTTGGAATGCTGATGCTAACTATGGCTACAATGTTTATCAAACTAATCCAGGACCTAGAACAAAAGTAAATACTTATCCGATTATAGGTGTTAATGAATATCAAGTAGGTAATCTAACTACTGGGACTGCTTATTCCTTTATTGTAGTAGGTGTAAATGGTATTGGAGATGAAAGTGCTGATAGTAATACTGCAACTGCCACTCCTACATTTCCTAACTATTCAGGGTTAGCTAGTAGGTTCCAAAACTATACCTATTCAGTTAAAATAAATAATGTAGTAAGAAAAGACGCTTTTCTTAGCACAGTTGAGCTTGGTTATGGAACTTCGCCAGCAGTAGCTAGGTTTATGATTTCAGCTGACCCTGCAACACCAGGATTGCCTGTAAATAACAATGCGGTAGAAGTGATAGTGAATAACCGTAGTATATTCAAAGGCACAATTAAAAACATAGAAAAGAGTATTAGTTCTAGCGGTATGGCGGTAACATATATTGCTTACAGCAGAGCTTTAAGTTATATGCAGGAGAGCGTGTCTTGGGATTATGTATTGCAGTATAGAAAGCTTTATAATCTTGATGTAGCTGACCAGACTTACCTGCAAGCACAAGAAACAATAGCTAACTTTCTTGGTAATTATCGTATCTATTACAATATGAATACTGATGTAATAGAACAGTATAAACTTGGAACTGGATTTTGGAATAGAACAGTTACCATAGGTAAGAATGTGATTGATTGGAATATTACCTATGATACTACTAGTCAAGTCAATAAAATTACAGTTAGAGGTGACAGGCAAAAATATACTACTGCCTGGAAAGATGTAGTTTGGAAGTATAGATATGCCTGGACTTCCTATGACCACGGGCGTTTAGTAGCTTGGCAAGGGTTTTGGTATTTTGAGATAGATGCTTTTAACATAGGTGATGTTCAAGTTGAGGCTTTACAAAGTTTAGGTCCACCTACTTTTGAGTTTGACCCTGAATTATCAGCTGTTCCAGCAGATTTAGGAAAAACACACTGGGATGATGATACTATAGATTCAAAGCAAAAGGTTATTAGTTACCGTAATCCTGTAGAAGAATGGCAAAGTTTAGGAGTCAAAATTGATTATGTTTATCAACGTATAGGTAATGAAGATGTTCCAGTTAAAGCAATAGTAACAAAAACTTCATTCCCAAAAGTATTAAGAGCACATATTCAATCGGTTGGGACTGCAGTAAGACCTGGGAGAATTCCTGCTGAAGATGTACGTTGGTATATGGGTATGATTCAGTTACAAGATTATGAATATGATGCTTCTAATAGAGTCTCATATTCTTATAGTATAGAAACACCTGCAACTACTCCTGTTGGTATGGGTACACCATCAAGGACTGTAACTGATACTCAGTATAAGCCTTTTAATGATAAACTAAATAATGAAGATGATACTGCTTATGTCTATTCCAAAATGGCTGAAAGAGCTCTTGGTGAATTGGAAAAAGTAAATAGACCAGTAGTTAGTGGTAGGATACAGATACTTGGAGATGAGACTTTTGACCTTAAAACATTAGTAGATGTAGAGGGACAAAAATTAGATGTAATTAGAGTAGTGCATAATTTTGGTAGTGGGTTTACCACAGATATAGAGTTGACTAATGAAAGGTTTAGGGTGAATATACCACCCTACCAAGAGATGCGTAGGTCTATTGCCTACCAAAGACAGATAACTGGTACTCAGGTATTGCTTGATGCCTATGCAAGAAAACAACAACAAATGATTGATACAAGATATACAGAGCAACAAAAATCGGGTTATATTCCGCCTAACCCGTATTCTGTTTATGGAGACTAAATGGCAAAATGTCCCGTATGTTATACAGTCCTTAACGCAGGTACATCAGGGTGGACAGATGACCCTATCAAAACTCCACGTCATAGAATTAGTAATCTTCGGGGAACAACTTCTATAAGAGCAAAACATATTTTAGAACTACAGCAAAAGGTTAATGGATATGAGGCTGAGTTTTCTACTTATCCTGGATTCAAAGGGATAACCAATTGGACTCAAATACAAGCTAGAAAATATTCTATAAGACCACAATATATCAATCAATTAAGGCAGGCAATTGAAGGGTTTTTAGGGTATGTAGGTTATAGTTTATCTGATTACCTGAGTCAGGATTTGAATGGTGAACCTACAAGGGGTATATCTGGATGGACTGATGGAAATAGGTTATCAAGCAAAATAAACTCAAGAGCCATACACATTGAAGAAGTAAGACTGCCTTTCAATATCCCTGATTTGATTGTTACAGATATTACTATAACTAATCAAGGAGTTGTAGGTGGTCGTGGTGTTTATGATATTGCTTATACAGTAAAAAATGATGGATATAGGAAAGCACCTATTAATATGGGTAGGTTAGAGCTTGTTGGAAGTAGCTTTTTTGATTCTGAAATTAGAGCACTAGGACCTGTTGGCAATACTTTAGTTCCTTCATTACCTTCAGAAGTAGTTATTCATACTACTTGGCATTATGACCCACTTGGAACACCAGTAGCTTTTCAAATGAAGGCTACTGCTGATATCAACAGTATAGTCAAGGAAATAAAAGAGTCTAACAATAGTTTGACTAAAGATTTCTTTGATAGATTACCAATAGGTACTCCAGATTTAATTGTAACTGATATTGTTGTTAATGATTTGGGTATTATTGAAGGTAACGGAACTTATGATATTACTTATACAGTAAAAAATATTGGTGGACCTTCCATAGCTTGTAATGGTTTACTTAGAATGGCTATTCAACCAGCCTATATCATCGTGCACGCTCAAAATCCAGAAGGGAAGGAAATTGAGGCGTGTAGTGGCGGTAGTAATAAAACAGCTGCTTATGAAAATGGTATCTATAAAGGAGTAGCTGATGGTACCACTATCTATACCATAGAAGCAGGCACTCGTTCTATTAGAGTTACTTTTAATGGTATGGAGCAGACTAAAGAAATTACTATTGGTGCAGAAGAAACTCAAGCAGTTATTTTCACTTTTGCACGAGAATCAATTTACAAGGAGGAATTATTTAATTTCTCAGATTCATTTAGTTGGTCAGCTGGTGGGCTTCTGGGTAGACGCAATGTTCCTGCTGATAATCCTTATTGGCTTATAGAAGGTTTTGTTGATGGTGGTGACCATTTCCCATATAGCGTTAGCTTTAATCAAAATAGAACTTTTACTGTTTCTTCTTATAGTGGAAGTGGGTCGTGTACATATACTTCTTCTGACCCAGCATTTCCTGGTTCGTATGTATGGTTTGGTCGTCAAAGTTCTTTTAGCAAAATCAATTCCAGCTAAAACAACCTTTACTGAATGGTATTGTCAACACGTTGGTAATGGAACTGGGAAAATGGGTTGTAGACTTTGTGGTTCTACTTATATGACTACTGGTGATAGTCAGGATATACTTGAACCACTCACAAATACTGATTGGGGAGTTAACTTTGCTGCTAACAAGGCATGGATAGGTTTGGTAATTTTTATGCCTTCAGGTGGGATAATGTTTTTTGGTCCAGGTTCTACTATTACTGGAAGTTGGAGTGGTGTAATAGATGCAACTAGATTCAGAATGAGTAATGTTCCTTACGCAACAGAGGATGTATAGTATTAAAGGAGTATTAAATGGAAGAAAAAATTTCTTCAATACCGCCTCTTAATTATAATGAAGAAGTAGTTATTCATACAACTTGGTATTATGACCCCAGTAGCAAACCTGTAGTTTTTGATTTAGAGGCTATAGCAGATTATGGGAATATGATATTAGAATTAAATGAAAGCAATAATAATCTGATTAAAAGGTTTACTCTTAAAGAACCAAGGTTAACTCCTTATACTTCACATATTATTATTCACGCCCATAACCCTGAAGGAAAAGAGATTGGTGGTATTGCTGGATTTGAAAACTTAGTTTTGGTATATGCTAATAGTATTTTAGTAGGACACGCTGATGGAACTTCAGCTATTATCGTAACTCCTGGGCATTATTTAATTGAAGCTAAGTTTAATGGTATGACTAAATCTCAGGAAGTAGATTTGGTTGGAACTGATACTGAAATAGTTTTAACATTCACGTTTCCAAGAGTAGAAGTAAAATTCGATGATGTAATTAACAGCATAGGAAATCAATCTAGTTCAGGTTCGTGTTCTGTAAGTGATTCTGCTCCGCCAACACCTTATATTGATAAGTGGGCATATGCCTATTTGGGGTTAGGAACATCTCTTGCTCTCCATATATGGGGTGGTGCACCACCAATAGAAGTCCCCCCACGCCCACCACATACTGTAAGTGCTTCAGCTTCAGGAATTGTAGAAATGACTATTTCTAGTTCAGGAATAACATCAAAAGTTACTGGTTCTGGAACTTGTGCTGATTCTAATTCACCACCTAATCCAGACCCAGCTTATACTATCGGTATAAATGGGGATGTAGACCATTGGAATGGTAGTTATCCTGTTTATAATGGTACTACTGCAGCATTCTATAATCCAGACATTCTAACTTGGTATGTTCAAAAACCAGCAGGAGCACCGACTCCTCCAGTACGAAGAAGTGTTCTTAAAATAGATGGTTCTGAAGTACCTGGAAATCCCAACCCGTCACTTGCTACATTGCCAATACAAGCATATTCTGACGCTCCTTGTTATTGGATTACTTGGTATGGAAGAATTATTTATAAAGATTCCGTAGGAACTCTTTTTTATTATACTGGATATAAATGCTCTTCTGTTCCCTATGCACCAGAGGATATGTAATGAAAGAATATACTAACATAGCACACGACAATCCAAAATCAGGTGAAAGATGTGATAGGAACCTTGATAAAGAACCTTGGGGCGATGGCTTTATGAGTATGACCTGTCTTAAATGCGGATTTGCTCAGATAATAACTATAAAAACTTTTGAAGAATGGCAGTATTGTGATATGGTAATAAAATAAATTTGTTTGGCAGACAAACAATGCTACAAAATAAGGAGACACTTAAGATGAAGAATAAAGTTTTAGTGTTGGCGTTAGTAATGGTATTAGTTTTAAGTGGGAGTGCTTTTGCATTATTGGATACTATCAATAACCGCAATAACAGTCCTGAGGCTACTGCTAATGCATCAGCGTTACAAGGGCAGAATCAAAATCAGGGTCAAGCTCAAGGACAATTACAGGGACAATTGCAAGGTCAAGGGCAGTTGCAAACAGCAACAGCAATACAGGGACAGTTAGGGATAGTTGGGCAAGCGAACAAGCAGAGTGTTAATGTTGGTGGTGATAAAATCTATTCTGCTTCTTATCCAGCAGTAGGTGCAACAGAGGGAGTTTCTTCTGGAACGGCATCGTCTCTTTTTGGAAGTTTAGGTTTAGCTAATACTGAACAGTACAAAAAGTTAATGCCTCAGATTCAAGTTATCTCTACCTTAACTAAAGAGGGATTTCTTACCCAAGAGGAAGGACAAGAGAAGATTGATAATCTGGTCAGAAGGATGATTAGGTCAAACAAGACACAGAGATTCTTAGGTATCTTTTGGGAGACTGATACTAAAAGCATAATGAACTTGCTTGGACTTCTGTCTTGGGATTCAATTTGGGATGAGGGACAAAATCCATTCCAAAGTAAAGGCGATATGATAGCAAAATAACAACTTTGCATTGTTTGTCTGCTAAATGTGAGGTATAATTATGAACGAATACTTTTGTTCTAAATGTTTTTTATCAATTTACTCTGCTGTTGATAGAAAAACTCTTTGTATAGTCTGTGGCGGAAATACTATTAAAAACCCAGAAAAGGGGGTGAAGCAACATCTAATGCAATTTCGTGAAGTAACAAATGTTAACCAACCAAAGGAGGCAGTAATGAACATTAAGTTAATAATCAAAATAGTAGTGCTTATCATAGCAGCTATAGTAGTATACCTTAACAAAGGTATTATTGCATCAGCTGTTCTTGGTGGAGCACTAGCTGTTGTTTATTTTAGCTTGACGGGAAGTACATTGAACTGGAAAATCCCGAAAAAGAAATAAGGAGAGTGCAGATGAAGAATAAAGGTGTTGTAGAAGTAATAGTAATCCTGTACATTGTAGCAGCTTTTATTGGTGGTGTTCTACTTTGGAAGCCAGCTACTACCCTTTTAGGTATCAGTAATACTCCTAGAAAGATAGATAAAACTGTCACCACGAAGGAGACAAAGAGACCAGTGCTCTATTTTACTGATGAAAAGGGTAACCAATATACTGCTTATGCTACTACTAAAGAGCAAACTATTATGAACATCAGTGAAGAACCAAAATTGACTCTTTGGCAGAAGATTAAGAACCTAGGTCTATGGGGAATAATCTTAGTAGTATTAGGTTGTTTGTTTCCACCAGTAGGGGCAGTGCTAATGTTCATCTGGAATAGAGTTACTGGAGCTTTACATACGCAGGTAGACATAGTTACACAAAAGCAAGCAGAACTATCAGTAGAATCAAAAAAGATAGTTCTAAGTGTAGATGAAGGCTTGGCTGTACTTGATGCTGCGATTGAAGCTGCAAAAAACAATCCAGAAACATATAAGTTGATGGTAAATCTAAAAAGTGATTTTCTATCAGCTTTATCCAGAAGACAGGATGCTACAACAAAGTTACTAGTTGCACAACTTAAAAACGATTAAGTAAAAACAGGGCGCCTAGGACAAGTAAATAATTCCTAGGCGTTTCTGTGTTTTCTAGTATCAAGCCATAAATTCGATGAATTCTTCTATGTAGGACTGCGTAGGACCGATTATCTTTATCTGCCTGATGTAAATGTACTATTGACTTTTGTAATTAATCTATTTAAGAATAAAATTATAAAAAGTTTTTATAATTTAAAAATAAAAAATGAACTATTTTTACTTTTTCTTTTTTTGTAACATGGTCGGAGAAATAAAGTTAAAAAAATTATTTTTTTCCTATAAAAATAGTTCTTGATTTTTACTTAAAAAGATTATATACTTATTACATGACTTCCCATTATAAAATCTTTAACAAAATCAAAAAATTTACTAACATACTAACTGAAAGGGGGTATAATGGTTGAAACAATAAAAGTAAAAGTTGGAACTGAGGCAGGAGAGTTCGAAATCTGGAAGTTTGAAGCTCGAACTAGAGAACAATGGAATGCAGCCAAGAGTATTTCAGAGCGTAAAGATTTTCTATGCTTCAGTATGTCACATCCTTTTAGTAAAGATGTTAAAGGATACGTTGGTCCAATGGCTTTGTTATGGTGGGATACTAATGACAAAGCTCATCTAACAAGAATTGGTAAAAAGGGTAGAATTCTTCGAGAGATAGTACGTTAACTGAAAGGGGGTTAAATGGCTAAAACAATAAGAGTAAAAATTGGTACACATAGAAAGCCAGGAAGTAATGTATGTCCTAATTGTCACGAAACATTTCCTGCACATAAGAATAACACGAAGCATTATGAGCAACTTACAAGTAGAGAACAAGAGGGGTCGATTAGAGCTTCAACTTGGAATTTAAAACGTGACCTGCACAGAGACGAAGCTGAGTTCGAAAGACGTTTTCGGTGGATTGTAAAAACACTAGCTCAATAAAGGAGACAAAATGCTAAAGACAAAAGAAAGAACATGTTTGAAGTTTACTGGGTATATTTTCTTACCTAGAAAACGGGAGCATCTTAAGTATGCTGCAACTCATATGGGTAGTGGTCGCTTGTGGATTTTTGATAAATACAACAATGCCCCTAAAAAAGGTATTGCTTGCAATATCGGTAGTATGGTTCATTTGGTTACGAATGCTTACCAGAAAAGAAGTATGGAAAATCTAAAAGGTATTAAGTAAGGAGGAGTCTTATGCAGTTACAATTATCATTCATTCATCCGCGTAGTGGTCAGTGTAAAATGCAAATATCTGAACATGAGCGGATTCAGATTTCAAGAGGCAGAGTTATTCGAGTTCCAGCAGATAAAAAATCACTCCTCAATTCAATTCCAGTCAAATATCTTACCTCAATTAAAATCCTCGATGCAAAGTTAAGTCAATGTACAGCTTGTAAAAAATCAACTGATTCTTTGCTCTGTTCGGAGTGTATTATGAAAATTGCAAAGAATGAAGTGAGTAAAGGAGGTAACAAATGACCACAAGAACAGAAGGATTAGCAGATACGCTAAAAAATGAAGTAGAAAAAATCTTAGCGCAGAAGGGCGTCAAAGAATGTTTTGATGGCAACAGAATCGTACTAGTTGTAAAAGTAGATGGTGTGAGTGTTAAAATAGCTGCTCCTGCACTTAAAAAGCCGAGTAGTAGACCAAGGCTTACTAAGTTAGAATCAGCTAAGATAAAAGAAGTTAAGACAACTCTGAAGGAGCATCTAGATATTGCTTACTTGATTGTTTTACTTATGCGAGTAAAGCAAGAATTGAAAAAAGTAGTTCTTTCTGGTTTAGATGCTAACAAGAAACAGATGATTAAGGATATTGTGCTTGATGTAAATAAAGACTTATCAACTAAACTCTTGGAGGTAAAGTAAATGGTAAAGAAAGCCAAAGTAGTAAAGCATTCAGATATTGAAACAGATATTTTTGACATTCTGGAAGATGAGGGTGGAATTCATTCCGTTCACGATATTGCGGACAGGCTTAATAGAAATCCTGGGCAAATTCGTAGAGCAGTTAGGAGACTACGCCGCAGATTCAATGAGCTAGATGAAAAAGTAACACAATGGATATTCACTACAAAGGGTGGATATACCATGGACGAAAAACCTGAGCATGCATTGTATGAATCTAGGCTACGCTTGAGTATGGGCACAGGGGTTATTCTGAACGGTATGTATGCCATCAAGACTTCGAAGAGGTTAGCACTGAGCGAATTCAACAAAATGATGGTTCAGTATCGCCCGAAGATGCTGCAGTTGGGCAAAGTCGGAGCCTTCACAAAGTAGTAGTACATCTATAGTCAGTCAAGTGAAGATAATCGATTCTACTTAGTCCTACAAAGAGAAGTTGTAAGGGAAAATGAAAAAATCACGGAACATGTAAAAAGGAGCTTAAATGGGGAACGGCGGTTGGAAAGGTATGGTAAGCGAAAAAGAAAAAGAGTGGACGTACGCTACTATCAAGAAACTAGAAGGTTAAGGGCAGGTAATAACTGCAAAGTTGGTTAAGGAGTTAGACTTGATTAAACAATACCATAAAAAGTTCGGCAAGAAGATGTCTGTAGCTGGATTGTTTAATCGTATGTGGAGATATGCTCATCCTGGTTCTGTAATAGGGTCTAAAAAGAAGAACAAGCCAGAGTATGTTTTTGAGAATAGTAAGTTCATTGTCTACATCAAAGGTGCTGGTATCTTTGGGTATGAAACAGCGGATGAAGCTAAAGCTTCTTTAGAGCAAGGTAAGGTTTCAGGATTTATTACTATATTCAAAAAAGTAGATAGCAATGTTGAATACAAAGTGACGATAGGTTCATAAAATAATAATTTACCCTTGATTTTTAATAAGAAATCATATATACTTATAGTAGAGCTTAACAGTAGGTATATATTAAAAAGGAGGGTC